GATATCGCAGTAGCCGTTCTTGCCTGTATCTTTTAACAGGTCGATGGCAGTGCGCATATCTCTCCAGTTATTATACGGGAAAATTAGCTCTTGGTCAAGTTGCCTTGTCAAAGAATCAATACACATCTGGTCAAGAGAACCACGTGCCCAAACTGTTTGATCTTTCTCTGGAAACTGTGCAGCATACTCACGCAGTGCACGGATTGCTTCCAGCGGAGACATATCCAAGTTAGTTGGTTTCAAACTAACACCACGTACATACTCATGTTGTTTTGACCACCAGTCAATGGTGTCCTTTTGTGCAACACGTTTTAGTTCTTTGAGTTGGTATTGAACATCCACTTTGACGAATATAGAATTGTCGAGTAGTTGTTCGTAGGTATAATCAGTGCCGTAATCGAAATGAGTAAGGGCAGCAGACAGGATTACGCTGTGAGACTCAGTTCCAAGAGTCTCGATGTCGAACATGAACATAATGAAAAATCCTCCAGATATAAGTCTATTATACCTGAAGGATGAATAAAAGTAAAGGGATTATTTTGGAATCACGTTTGCAATAACAATACCAGATCCAAAGAGTCTGTTGTATTCATTGGCAAGTTTCTGGTCAGCATCTGCTTCAGCAGCAATTGCGTTGAGGCGAATTTTAACCCTACCTTCTGCGTAGGGCATGTATGGAGCAATTCCAACACCCATACCACCATCACGTTCTTGCAACATTACTGAAGCTGGTTCGTTGACTACATAATGTCCCTGACCAAAGTCTTCACTAACGATATCAGCCATGATCACTTCACCATTGATCATTTTAAAAATTTTCACTGTCATGTTTTATCCTGTTCAACTAGATTGTCTATAAAGTCTGATGCAGTTATAAACTGGTCGAAGTACCGTATAAACGTATCACTGATATAAATGTGTTGTGCAACAATCAATACAAATTTGTTATTGTAAACAGATACCTTGAAACGCCACTCCCCTCTACGCACTGCGGTGAAGGTTGTCATGTTCGGAAAGTATCTTGCTTTGTTGCTCATAGTATTATTTATGAGCAAAAGGAAGTCCGAAGACTTCCTTACTTTACTTCACCTTGCCTCTTTTATAGAGTTTGAAGGATTGGATACCTTCAGAAATTCCCATGAGGATTTGCTTACAACTTTTCAGCAGCTTGATCATAAGCATTCTCCTGTAGTAATTCCTTACCCTTACGAGACTTAACTGCGATTTTCTTTGGTTTCTTTTCTTCTGGAATCAAACGCTCCAAGAAGATTTTAAGCATACCATTGAACATCTCAGCGTCTTTAACTTCGATGTGGTCATCGATAGCAAAGGAACGAGTGAAGGCACGATTAGCGATTCCACGGAACAAGAAGTTCTCTGGAGTCTCATCGGCTTTAATGTTACCACGAACTACTAACTTACCATCTTCCATCTCGATATCAATGTCAGTCTGACCGAAACCAGCCACAGCCAATTCAATGGTGTAGTTGTTGTCGTCATGCTTGATGATATTGTATGGGGGATAGTTTGGAATGTTCTTGGTCAGGTCTTCATGCATCTTTTGCATGCGAGCCATTGGCTCTTCGAATCCAACAAAGAAACGATCAAAGTCCTTGAATCCAGGACCAAATAGTGCTAAGTGTGTCATGGTCTCCTCCTTACTCTTTAGCAAATGCTTTCTTCGCATCAAAGCTGTATGCTGCCATACCCAATGTAGTGAAGAAGTCATTATACGATTTAGCTACATTCTTCGCAAAGGAAGACTGTGCAGCGATAAAAGTATTGAGGGGTTTTTTAAGTTCTTCGTTTTTGACGTATGTCTCGACGAATTTAGTTTTGACACTTTGGAAGGTGTCGATGGATGTGTTGATATTGTTCAACATAGTTTTCTCCTATTAAGCGAGTTAAAGTTTAGCACCCCGAAGGCATGCCATTAAAATCCTGCTTACTGTGGTACAGGGACAGCTTGACGTACTGTCAGCGTTAGACGCTCCTAAGGTAGAAGAGCCTTTACGTTCCCATCCCGAATGGGACAGAAACTATTTAGTTAACTGCAGCTGGGTTTACAGTATTAGTTGCAGCATTTGCTGCAGCTTCTGCTGCTTGAACCTGAGCCGAACCCTGTTGCTGGATCTTATTTACCAACTGGAAAATAGATTCAAAAGGGTGCTTACCTAACGATGCCAAAATTGCATTAACTTCGTCAATGGTCAGTTCGAGTTTGATAGTTACTAGTTGTGCTTGTTCAGCCATGTTATCTCCAAAATATAAAATGATTTAGTTTACTTCTTTTTGCCAATATTGTATTTAGGCACTAATTCCCACTCTTCCTTTTCTTTGTGGCTAACCACTTTGATCTGAGAGAGTGATGCTTTTGGGTCTGCCTTGGATGCGTCAATTATCTTTAGCAGTCCCCAATCTTGTAACAGACCAGCGATCGTATTTCTACGTTCTACATCGTTGGTTGTAATGTTCGATTCCTTACCGTCCAATGCAAAGAGTTCTTTGAAGTGAACGATGTAATACCTACCTTGCTTATGTAATATATGGCAAGATTGATATAATTTTTTGTCTTTTCTGGATGCGATCCCGATGCGGGTAAGAGTCTCACGAACCTTCAAAAAATTGTCTGGTTCTGGCAAGGTCACTTCGAGCATGGAGTCGGGCTTCCAATCATAATAGATCATTTCGACTGTCATTTTCTACCACCTGTATATTGTTTTTCTTCAATGGTTTTCAATTGTTCTGGAGTTAAAATTCCAAGAACCTGTTTCGCTTTTTCACTGGAGTAGCCGTAGCAATCCATGACCAATTTAAGATTCTTTTCTTCCTCACGTTTAAACCATTTGGAAAATCGCTTCTTCTTCGGTATACTATTTAGCAAAAACTGAAATTGCCATTTTTTGGAAATTTGATGCCTTTGATTCATCTCATTGGCATACATAACAGTGTCAGGGAAGAATGACAGTCCCCTATTTACCATCCATGCAGAATACTCTTTCTCGTTACTGGGATCCTCCTTGATCAGATCTTTCTTTGTTTCATTTATGGCATTGAGGAAGTCAAACGGAGTCATGTGCAAATACCTCTCTGAGATTTTCATCAGTTGCAGCAAATACTGTATCTGGAAATCTTTCTTTGAGGTTTCGCTCGACTAAGTTGCGTGTCTTACCCTGAGCCATAAATTCATTCGTTTCCATATTGTAAATGTAGAGCATGTCATTGGTGCGTTCGATTCTAATACGAACAACACTTTTGGAATGCGCTTCAATTGATTGCATTATATGTTTCATCTTCACTGTAGCAGTAAATTCTCGGAGCCACCAACCTACCATAGTTCCAAAGATTAATGCTACAACTATCGTCAATAGTTCATCCATAATGACCTCACTTAAATTTACATTGCAACATAATCTCTGTCATTGCAGCCATAGTATTTAGCTCATGATTGGCCACGAATGCATCTTTGTATTGATAATCTGCAAGCAAAAGAACCATCGTAGGAATGCTGGCTGGTTCCATATACTCGCTGGCTTTCTCATACAGATGATCAAAGAGAGAACTGCTGTCAATATCAGAGTTCTGTGCGATCCACTGACGAGTTTTCTTAAAGTCTCTTTCCTTTAGATTCATAACAAGAGTTTTGTAAGACTCATCAGACATACTGACCAACAAACCTGCATCAATCTTACCCGATACAGAATAGCGTTGCAACTCATTTAAGATACGACGATAGTCAGGAAAGTGTTTGTTGATTAACTCAACCACTACCTTTGTATCAAAGTCAATACCTTCGGTCTTCAAAATCTGCGTAACACGTTTAAAGAAGCCTGCAGCAATGGCTGGCTTGTCTGCGTTATTAATCTTGAAATCAATCACGGCACATCGGCTATGCAATGGCTCAATGATCCTGTTCTTGAAATTACAGGTAAAAATAAAACGACAGTTGTTTGAAAACTCTTCGATGAACCCACGTAATGCTGGCTGGATACTATCGGCATTCATATAGTCTGCCTCATCCAGTATGACTACTTTCTTTGCATCGGTCAGAGAAACAGTTGATGCAAATCCCTTGATCTTCAATCGTAGAGTTTCAATCAAACGACCTTCATCTGAACCATTTATCATTATGTAATCTGCACCAATTTCGTTGCAGAGTGCTTTGGCAACTGTAGTCTTGCCGACACCAGCTGTTCCCGAGAGCAATAAGGTAGGCAATTGACCTGTTGCGATATAATCTTTAAAAGTCTGCTTCAACTTCTCAGGAAGAATACACTCATCAATCGTAGCTGGACGATACTTCTCAACCCACAAATATTGGTCACTCATAATATATCCCATTCAAAAAAGGCAAATAATGTATTCAAAGAATTGTCTACGTGTTTCTGTTCTCGTATGTCTCTTGATTTTTTAACCTGTTTATCAAAACAAATACAGCAATATGAACGAACATCATTTGGGTGCTTTCTATCTGACTTTGTCTTTAGATAGAAAGCACCAAGAGGTTTATTCTCACGACAACATTTACACCATGACACTGCTCTTGATTTTGTGCCATCTAAATTTAGAACCCATCGGTCTTCAGCTATCTCACGTGTAACTATTGCCAAATTTTCTTTTCGCAAATGCATAATATATTATACCTTAAAATAGTTAGGCAGTCAATACCTTCTTCCATTGACCATTCACATTGATATACAACTCACCATCTGGACCAGGAACCATCTTAACACTTACCTGCTTCTCGGTTCCAGGAACAAATTTATTACCACCATACAAATTGCCGTAAGGTGAATTAACTCCAATACCCAAATTGCCACTCGAGTCTATACGCATTACTTCATTGTAACCTACAGAACTTCCAACAGTATAGAAAGAAGAACCAGTGAATTGTGGAGGAGGAGGTGGCGGTGGTGCAATCTCTCCGTAGGTAGATGTAAAGGTAACATTTGCTGGGCAGACTTCTTCAATCTGCTTGATGATGTTTGGATCAACGCCAGCAACAGGGACAGGTACTTGGGTCTCACGAATCTTTTCTGCCAATACAGGTGTTGCAGCACCCATGGCGAGCATGCCAAGTAACCCACCATTCCGTAGGAATTTTCTACGATCACTCATGGTTTACTCGAATGAAGAGTCAGCTTCAACAGCAACATAGTAAACTGTGTCACCATTCTTGAAACGAGAGATCTTTTTGCTGGAGATCGATACTGCGTAATCAGCAGGAATCATCTTTAAGTTTTCTACCTTCATGGCGACATCAAAAGATGTATCGGCTGATCCAACTTCAATGTCGTATGTATTGGCAGTGGCGTTCTTACGATCACCAACAACCAAAGTAATCTTACCATCTCTACCAATGATAGAAAGGTCTGGTGCACGCAACACAGAAGCAGTGCGACTAATCATTGCCAGTGTAGCACTGGTCAAAGTAAAGTCAACATCACTGGATGGGAATGAGATCTCTTTCTGTGGATATGCAAGAACAGACTTGTCTGCTGCGTAATACTTAATGCTGTTGCCACCTTCTTTGACAGTGACAAACTTCTCAGAGAATACCAAGTCAGGATCGGTGAATAGAGACATGGCACCAAGGAATTCGTTCAGGTCATAGATACCGAACTCAGCAGGAAATGCTTCAGATACATTGGCTGATGCCATGATGTTCTTCTGAGCAGAGATTGTGGTCAGCTTACCAGTGTCACGTAGAACTAGATTGCTATTAATGCCTGAAAAGTTTTTCAACAGTCCCAGCGTTTCTTTAGATAATTTCATTGTTTCTCCTAAAAGGGTTTATCATAATATGTATAATCATTATACTTGAATTTCGCTTTGGAAGCAAATTTATTTTTCAACAGAATACTTTACGTCATGTTCATACAAGAACATTAAGCAGCACATTGCATGTGCCAAGTGGTTCTTACCAGTCTCGGGATCGTTTTGCTCTCCCTCTTTCCATGCCCACAGATGTCTCTGCATTGCATCAAAGTATCTACGTTTGGAATCTGGCACACGTTGCCAGTTGTCACGTTCGTATTTCTCTGCACCGAAAGTTAGAATCTCTACTGTGGCTTTCAATGCAAGTGGAGGCAACAAACCATATTCCAGTTTGTTGCCATCAAATTTTCGCCCACCTGTCGTAGCAGTCTGGGACTTTTTAACTTCTTCTTTGGAAATGAATCCATCACCTTTAGTTCCACCAATCGGCATTATATTTCTCCATAATAAAAAAGGGACTGGTCATTACAACCAGTCCCAAACTCACTACTGATTAGGCAGTACGAGTAAACACAGAAGAACCAGCAACCATAGTTGCAATGGCAACCATACGACGACTTGGTTTGCCGATGCGGTACTTGGTGGTCTTGCTACCATCACTCAGCGTTGCGCTGTTAGTGTAGATGCAGTTACCCTTGATACGCAATTGACGAATTGCTTCATGCGGATTCTTCAATCCGAAAGAACCAGAAATCTGGCGAGGTGTAACAGCTGCACCACTCTCAAGGTACTTCAACAGTTTGTCTTGACGACTCATAAACTTAACTCCATAATATGCCATCATAAAAAATACAGGGTAGCGATGGCGGTTACTACCCTGTATGGTAGATAATTATCTACCGATCAGACTTCGATGCCATTGGCTTTTAATTCAGCCATGAACTCATCGTCACTGATTGATTCTACCACATCTTGCTCTGAAGAGTCAAGTATCTTTTGCAACTTCGACTTCTCCAAAGTAGCGACTTCGGTCTTGCTCAAACCCTTGGATCCAGGTCCAGGAAATGAAACATTACCACGATCGATAGAATTAAATCGAGTTAGCCAATTTGGATATCCAACTTTGGCACCACCCTTGGCACGCAACACAAACAACTCATTCCAGATGATATTGATATCTTTGGAAGCGAGTGTTTCAGCACTTGCCAATTCGGGACGATGAACCACGTAGGCATCGATTGTTTTCTTTTGACCTTTGGTCAGATCTGAATACTTCAACATAATATAATCTCCTAACAATTAAAAGGGAAGGTCGCTGTCAGCGACTTGACTAACTGGTGTTTCTTCAACAACCATCTCACCACTCGAAACCTTATCGAACAGGTCAACAAAAGCCAGACGAGTAGCATCATCGAATCGATTGGTACACAATTCAATTGCTTTCTTCTGATTCTTGAAGATCGAGAAGGCACGAACAATATGAACGAGACGACGAGTAGTAATTGTCTCATCCACACCACCAGAGTCAAACGTGCGACGAATTGCGTCAGCCCACTTGACCATAGTATCAGCGAATTTCTCATCGGCACAACCATATGACTTCATAAGGTTCATGACGATTTTCATTTCGGTTTTCGTATCAGGATATTCCTGATTGAAGGTAACTGCGAATCGTTCTAAGAATGCTTCGTTGAGCACATTGGTACCGATGTAACGACCATCATCGCTACCCTTACCCTTTGTGTTCGCAGTTGCAAACATATTGAAACCCAACGCAGGATAAATCATTTCATTCTTGAGTTTGTAGTAGAAAGGTTTACCCTCAAGAATCGGTTGCAAGCAAAGCAATGCATTGGCAGAGCCAGCATCAATCTCGTCAAGCAATAGAGGGATACCCAGACGCATGGCGATAACCACTGGTCCTTCGACAATCTCTACGTTGCCATCGATAAGGGTCTTTGTACCGACCAGCTGATCTTCGTCAGTTTGACTATTCAAATTAATACGAATCAAAGGACGACGATGCTTCGCACAAATTTGTTCAATGGAAGTGGACTTGCCATTCCCAGTTGGACCACTAATGTAAGTGGGATAGAACTGTTTGGACACGATGATCTGTTCCAAGTCTTTATAGTTACCAAAAGGTACGTAGTTGCCATCCAATTTTGGCACCAGCGATTCAATATTAGTAAAATCCACTTCAACACTTTCTTCCTGTGCTTGTAGTGCGGTATTGCCAATCACTGGCATGGTAATATTACCTCCAGGAATTGCATACAAACCACGACCGACTTTTGTCTTCATCAACCAGAGAGGATACTTCTCGGTCTTCAATTTCTTCATTACCTCAACGATCTGTTGTCGAGAAACTGTGCTCGATGTTTTGGCATCGGGAAACATTTCAAACAACTTATCTTCAAAGGCATTCACAAAGGCTAGATCTTTCGACATTATTCACTCCATTCATAATAAAAGTATACACTAACACACATCAATAATCAACCATTCCAATAACTATTATACCCCAACTTCCAATTAAAGTCAAGCACTTTTTGCAAGTATTTTTCCCTGTAGAATCAACAACTTACGCAATCAGAGCCACGAATCTGTTCAGAAGGAGTCGGCTAGTCTTCTTTACATCCAAGAATTTGGTGAATTGTTTGGCAATTTGCTTGGAATTCATCTTGGTATCAACCTTCAACTCACCCTCATCGGTTACAAGTTTGGTGGCTGGCAACAAATACAACTCATCACGACCAGTGTTTTTAACCAAGGCAAAATCTTGGTCACGGAATTGTTTCTTAAACTCTTGTACCATTACATTGGCTTCGTACAAATTGACACAGGTAGGAATATTGTAGCGGATGAA